TAGTTTTAAATTTGATGCTGAAAATGGGGCGGATCGAAACCGCCCCACCGAGATTTAAAAGAACTTGTCCAAAAGTTCCTTTATGAACCTGAAGCTAAGTTTAATACTTAACTTGAAGTTTTTAACTCTCAGTTTTATTTCAACATCATTGTAAAGATAGCAGTTCCCTGTTATCTTTCTTTTTTATACCACTTACCTAAAACTTTATTTTATTTATTCGTTACAATATTCCAACTTTGGGAACCAATTCCCAATCTTGGAAAACATTTACAACTATAAAACTGCTGTTTTATCCTGCTCCTTCAAAGACGCAGATCCAAAAAAGGGAATAGTAACGGGTTACTTCTCATCATTCGGCAATCAGGACTCAGACGGCGACATCATCATAAAGGGCGCATTTCAAAAGACTATTGAAGACCGCGGCCCCGGTTCAAATCAGCCACGTATAAAACATTTGCTGAATCATCGCAGTGATCAGCCATTAGGCAAGATCACGCTGTTAATGGAAGACGATAAAGGGCTTTACTATGAAAGCCATGTGGGAAGCCATTTCTTAGGAAAGGAATTTATCGCAATGGTGGAAAGCGATTTAATTACAGAACATTCAATCGGGTTTAAAACAGTAAAGAAGGAAGATACCAAAGATGGTACACTATTGAAAGAAATCCAGTTATGGGAAGGGAGCAGCCTGACAAGCTGGGGCGCCAATCAATTTACGCCGCTTACCGGTATAAAGGGAATGGACAAAGAAACGTATTTGAATTCCCTGATCACGAAGCAGCAGGCTATTGAAAAGTTCTGTGCGAATACCGACATTTCAGATGAAACTATCGAAAGTTTAGTGTTATATAACAAACAACTTTTCCAGGTTATTATTGACCTCACCAAAGAAACCACTGAGCCGGGTGAAACCACTCAGCCGGATAACAAAGCTGAAGGTAATGACAGTTGGGAATATTTTCTCAAACCAATTTACAAACAGTTAAAAAATCCGCGAGATGGAACCGAACGAAATAAAAAAGGCATTACAGCCTATCAGTGAGGGTATAGAAGATATCCAGAAATCTGCAGCCGAACTTAAGGTAGAACAGGAAAAAATAGAAGCAGATTTCGAAAACTCCCAGAAAGCATATAGAGAGTGGCAGGCCACTAAAGATGAGCGCGATGAAAAGAACCAGAAGGCGCTCGATGAACTGATAAAGAAAGCCAATGCAGTGCCATTAAATGGCGGCAGTGATGCTTCTTTCGAATCACAGCTCAAAATTGCATTAGCCGAGAATCATGAAACCATAAAGAAGGTGCGCAAGGGTTTCGCGCATGATTTCCAGATAAAAGCTACCATGCTGGAAAGTACCAACTTAACCGGTACGGGTGCGGTGCGCTCATATCTTGCACCAGTGCAAAAACCGGGAACGGCGGGTTATAATTTCCGCGACCTGGCCCGGATTGTTAATACTGCCACCGGATGGATCACTATTCCGCGTGAAGCATCAAAAACGGGCTCAATCTCCAAAACACCGGAAGGCAGCTCAAAGCCGAATGTTGACTACACAATCAGCATGACGGACTACAAAGCTGAATACATAGCCGGTTATGTGCGCATTTCAAAACAGATGCTGCAGGACTTGCCCTTTCTTCAATCATGGTTACCCCAGCTTTTAATCCGGGATTTCTATGTTGCTGAGAACACGCAATTCTATGGCGACCTTACAGCCGTGGCAACAGGAAGCGGCACTACATCAGCTACGGTTTACGCTGAAAAGTTAATTGACTGGATGGCGAATTTGGGATCTACAGGCTTTATTCCGAATGGCGATGTGACCACTTACGCTAATTGGGCAAGCTTATTAAAAACCACTTCAGGTGCGGGCAATGCATATAGTCTGCCGGGTGGTGTAACAATTGGCGCAGATGGCGCAGTAAGAATTGTTGGTGTACCTGTTTTTCCCACAAGCTGGATTGCAACGGGTAAAACGATTGTAGGCGACTGGGACCGCGCAACAATTGCGGTTGCCGATCCTTTGAAAGTTGAATTCTTCGAACAGGACCAGGATAATGTGATTAAGAATTTGATAACGGTAAGAGTTGAAGCGCGTGAAGTGCTGGTGATTGAGAATACCGATGCTTTCATAGTTGCTTAATTTTTTCATGGGTTTACGAATTTTTCATAGACTTTCCCCCGCATTATTCTTAGTGCGGGACTTTTAAAACTCAACGGATGCCGATAAGTTCTTTCTCAATAGTTTCTCTAATAGCCTGTGAACTTAATTATCATAAGCCGGCAACGGTATTGGATTTAGGGTGCGGGAGCGGTTTCTACGGCGTAGTGATAAGGCAATGGGGACTTGATATGGGTGTCGGTGATATGAAATGTAGAATTGAAGGTGTTGAGCCTTTCCAGGATTATAAGAACCCGAACTGGCAGCATTATAACGCTGTTTGGCGGCGTACAATCCAGGATCATTTAGTATTCGCAAAAGGAACGGAATACGATTGCATATTGTTCCTGGATGTGATCGAACATTTTAAACGATTGGAAGGGCTTTCAATACTGGAGCAGCTAATGGAAAAACTACTTCCGGGCGGTGTGCTGATTGTAAGCACTCCGGGGCAATTTGAAGAGCAGGGCGCGGAATATGGCAATGAACTGGAAAAGCATTTAAGTTTTTATGAACCGGAAGATTTCAGCAGCCGTGGCTTTGTGGTGCTGAAGGATGGCAGAGAGCAAGACCAGTTTCTACAGTATATGACAGTAGCAAAATTTATCAATGCATAAAATGCGAAAGATATTGATGATACTGATTTTTTTTTAGGCTGTACGGTTGATATACATATCAATATCAATAGTAACGGGAAAACAGCAACGCGGCAAAATGGAATGTGGAATAAAAATTATGTGAGAGATACAATAAAAAAGAAATGAAAATCTTCATCCATGCACATTACTACTTACCGAAAACCTTGGCGGGTGCGGAAAAGTTTTTGCATGAAATAGCTAAATATTTACAGGCAAATAAGCATGAAGTAATTGCTTCTGTTGATGAGGATGCGGAATACGAATATGATGGAATAAGGGTTATGTGTAATCAAAAGTCCGGGTACTATGATTGGGCTGATGCCATCATAACACACCTGAACCATGCAGGCACAGCGATCCAGTTAGGCAGGGAAAACAATAAACCCGTATTTCATCTATTGCATAATAATGATCCTGCACATGAATTATTTGAATCTCCAGCCAACAATTTTATTATTTATAACAGCGAATATTTACGGCGTGAATTAATGTTATCACTGCCTTCAATTGTTGCTTATCCGCCTACGGATTATGCTTTTTGGAAGAGTGGTATTGATCATTATTATTGCCAGTACATAACGCTTGTAAATGTCTGCCGTGAAAAGGGAGGCAAATTTATACAGCGACTGGCGAATGCTATGCCGCAGTATAAATTCCTGGGCGTAAAGGGTGGTTATAATGACCAGGTTATACAAATTAACCGTCATAGAAATATCCAGTTTTTATCGCAGCAGCCGGACATGAGGTTTGTGTATAATATGACGCGCATTGTGATTATGCCTTCGCGGTATGAATCATGGGGCATGGTAGCAAGTGAAGCCATGGCGAGCGGCATTCCTGTGATATGCAGCGATACGCCGGGATTAAGGGAGAATTGCGGTGATGCTGCCATTTATTGCGAGCCAGTTACGGCGCCTTATTATCTCACTGCGGTTCAGCCATATCGTGAAGCAATTGAAAGCCTGGCGGACCGTGATTATTACAATGAACTGGTAACGCGCGGCATGAGAAGAAGTAAACCAAATGATTTACATAAAATATTACAATTTATGGAACAGCAAATAACTCCGGGCCGTGAGCCCGAAGAGCCGAAGAAAAAACCATATCGTGAGGATGATACAGGAGAAGAAGAAATAATTCTTCCTTATCCGAATGCGCCGGATGATGATGATGATGATGAAATAAAAGAAAAAGAAGAAAGGCCAGCGGAAATAAAAGAGAAGCAGCAAATAATAAAACCGGGGCGCGCAAGAATCATAAAAAAAAAGAACCCTGTTACGGAAAAAAACAGGCAGCATTAAGATATGGATAACCTCGTTTTAGATATAAAATTTTCAAATGAATCCCTTGTTGAGCCGGTAACGATCACTGAGGCGCGCAACTGGCTGAAGCTTGATGTTTCGGATGATGATAATATAGTTACCGAACTGATCACAACGGCGCGGCAACAGTGCGAAGGGTACCTGAACATTTCGCTTATTGGGCGCACCGTGACAACATGGCTGCAGGTAGGACTCGATGAGATTCGCCTGCCTTATGGGCCGGTAAAGACTGTAACAAGTGTTACAAACTACAAAGGCGATCTTATCCAGGGCTATGAACTGAAATACGAACTGTTTAAGGCATTGGATCCGGCAACAGAAGTAAAGGCGGTGTATGACAGTGGATTTACGGGTGCAATACCATTGCATTTCAAAACGGCGATAAAGGAGCAGATAGCATGGCTCTATACTAATCGTGGTGATGAGCAGGTAACGGAAACATTATCACCCATTGCAAAAAAGATTTTATCACCATACCGGAGGGTAACGTAAATGGCCTATATCAGCATAAATGAAATGAACAGGCGCATAACGATTAACGCTTATTTATTCGGGCAAAACGAATGGGGCGGCGTTATCAAATCGCTTGTTAATACTTATGATGTATGGGCGAAGGTGACACAGCAAAGCGGTTCAAGATCATTGGACCAGATGCAGATTGCATATAATCAAGCTTATGAAATCATAAAGCGTTATCAAATATCGCGGCCAACAAAACAGGATAATGAAATAGTATATGAAAATTCTATTTTATCAATCGGCAGCATTGAAGAAGTGCGGGAAGGAAATAAAACATGGGAAAGAATAACGGCATACACAACCGGGAATAATGTGAGCGAGTCAACAGATATATTTTATAACTGGGAACAAGTAGACTGGTAACATGGCAACAACAATTCAACTGAAATTTATAAAGGCAGATGCGGCTCCATCAACATGGGAGCCTAATGCGGTTTATTTTATAAAGAATAATAGCTACGCTGA